TCTTCTTGACGCTACTGAGGAAACTGACGAAGGTAGAGTACACCGACCAGTTCAAATAGTTTGTGTACGTACTGATATGTTGATCAAACTTGAAAACGTCTTGGCTACATTAAAAAGCACGATGGAGGATAAAGGATGAAGTTTACACACCAACACAATGACGGCACAAAGATTGAAATAGAAATGGGAGAACATGCGTCTATTGATGCTACTCTCGAAGAGTTTCAAAACTTCCTTCGTGCTTGTGGATATGTGATTGAATACAATTATTGTTTAGTTTTGGAGAATATGGATAAAAGTGAAGAAAAAGACAAAAAAAGTGCAAAAAAGTCAAAATAACGCTTTACATCTGTATTTACTTGTGTTATAATAGTTATATAAATTGATGGAGAGACTTTATTATGTTAGAAGATATGAAAACACTTAAGTTCACAGATGTTCTTGGCGGTGTATTACTTACAGTTGCAGCCCTTGGATGGATCGATACTCTTTGGATTTTCGGAGTCGAAGACAGTGCAAAATATACATGGTGGAATTTAATTGTCATGTTTGCAAAATAAGTCTTTACAACATGTGAGATATGTTGTATAATAACACTATGAATAAATGATGGAGAATTATATTATGATTAAATTAGCAAGTGAGTTGAATAACCGTTTCCCAGATAGAAATGAGTTTGCTCCAAGAACAGTTGTTGCAGTAGCAAAAGAGCTAGGTCTAAATGAGCGCCGTGCTTATTTATTTACTACAGATCAGCCTAAAGTCCGTTACGGCATATATAATCTTGAAGCTCAACTATCACCATTTCGTACTTCCCAAGTCGAAGCAGCCCCAGCACCTAAGATGTCTGGCGGCGTACAGTCTGTAGTCAATGATGAAGTATTCGTCCCTGATGCAGATCCTACTTATGTTCCTTGGGGACACTTTAAAGATATTGAATCGATCATTCGTGCAAGTATCTTTTATCCTACTTATGTTGCTGGTCTATCTGGCAATGGTAAGACGCTTATGATTGAACAAGCTTGTGCTCGTTTAGGTCGTGAGTATGTCCGTGTTCAAATTACTCCTGAGACAGATGAGGATGATTTGATTGGCGGATTTAGATTGATCAATGGTGAGACCGTATTTAACAAAGGTCCCGTGATCAAGGCTATGGAGCGGGGCGCGATTCTACTGATCGATGAGATAGATCGTGGCTCCAATAAAATCATGTGCCTACAGGGTGTCATGGAAGGCAAGCCTGTGCTCATCAAGAAAACAGGTCAGATGGTACGTCCCGCTCCGGGCTTCAACATATTTGCTACTGCAAATACTAAGGGCCAAGGGTCAGATGATGGCAAGTTTATTGCTGCAACTATTATCGATGAAGCTTTTCTTGAGCGTTTCACAATTACTGTAGAGCAACCATATCCTACATTAACAACCGAACGTAAAATCTTGATGAAGCACATGGAGAAGTTTGGTAAAGTTGATAAAGACTTTGCTGAAAATCTGGTTGCTTGGTCTGAAACAATTCGTAAGACATATGCGGATGGTGGTGTTGATGAAGTTATTTCAACACGGCGTTTATGCCACATCGTACAGTCTTACTCAATCTTTGATAACAAGATGAAAGCAATTGAGTTATGTATCTCACGATTTGATACTGATACCAAAGAAGCTTTTCTTGATCTTTATACTAAAGTAGATAGCGAGGTTAATGTAGATGAACAATATTAATTATAAATTCCGAGAGGATGAGCTTCTTGCGGAGCTCACCGCTTATATCGACAAAACTTATGATCAACATTATAGTACAACTAAGCTACAGTGTTCAGAAGTAGTAGTAGATCGAGGCCATGGAATTGGCTTCTTTCTAGGCAATGTTGACAAATATAATGGACGATATGGTAGGAAAGGTACTCCTGCAGATCATCGAAAAGATTTGCTAAAGATCCTTCATTATGCACTTCTTGGTCTATGTGAACATGATAGAATTAATTCTGAAAAAGAAGAAAAAGGTGTTTACAAATCTATCAAAACAGAGTATAATATACCATATGAATATGTTGGTGATACTACTGACCAACCTACAATTAACTATAGCATCAATGGTGCAATTTAAAGGAATTAAATAATGAAGCTTTCTACTGACTCCCAATTGGTGCTTAAAAACTTTGCAGCAATTAATTCAAACATTGTTATCAATACTGGTAACGAACTAAAAACAATTTCTGAAGCCAAGAACATTTTGGCTAAAGCAACAGTAAATGAATCATTTGATACCTCATTTGGTATTTATGATTTAAACGAGTTCCTCGGCGTGGTTGGCATGTTCGATGATCCGGAACTTACTATCGCAGACGACTCACTCTCCATCAAAATCTCTCAGGGTCGCCGAGCAGTAAAGTACTTTTTTAGTGCACCGGATATTCTTACCTCTCCATCTAAAGACATCGCAATGCCATCCGCCGAGGTAACATTCACACTAACCGCAGATGATATGGCACAGATTCGTAAAGCTAGTGCCGCCTTAGGTGTGTCGGATGTTGTAATTAGTGGCAAAGAAGGTGAGTCAGGTATCTCACTTGTCGTAACAGAAATCCAAGATAAAACATCAAATTCTTTTGATATAAATATGGATAGTTGCCAAAGATCAGATGAAGCATTTGAATTCATCTTTAATATTAGCAACTTTAAATTTGTGGGTGGTGACTACGAAGTTACTATTAGTAAGCGTTTAATCTCCCACTTCAAAAATCTTAGTATTCCCGTCGAATACTGGGTAGCACTCGAGAAAAACTCAACATTTGGAGGAAAATGAAATGACGGAAGCAACTGAAACTCAAGCAGTAGACGAACAGGCGCCAGTACAACTGGGCATGAATGATCTAGCTGCGGTAATTCAAATCATCGACGTATGTTCTAAGCGTGGTGCTTTTGAGGGTCCGGAGCTGGAGTCTGTAGGTCAAGTACGTGGTAAGTTTGCCGCGTTTGTGCAGGCAAATCAGCCGCCTGCTGAAGAGACCGAAGGTGAAGAAAATGCTGAGGCTGAAGCACCGGCTGAATAAAAAAAGCAAGAGGGTGAAAGCCCCTCTACCTATTTTTTTTAATTATGGAGAATATTATGTTGTCTAACCCTGTTGATCGTGAAAAGTTATTGAATGCGATTAAAGAAATGTCTAATTCAATGACTCGAGTTGATGCCGAGAAAGATTATCAAAAAGATTGCATTGACAAGATTGTTGATGAACTTGACATCGAAAAGAAATATGTTCGCAAACTTGCTGGCATTTATCATCGTCAAAATTATACTGCAGTACAGCAAGATGCTGAAGAATTGCAAGAACTATATGAGGCAATGACAGCAAAAGCATAGAGTAGGATTACTATGTATAGACCATTACCGCCAACTGTTACTATATACCAATCATCAATTCAAGGCTTAGGCCTATTTGCAACAGAAAAGATTGACAAGGATACTGAGATTGGACTTTCACACTTCTATTGGGGTGCTGACTTATATAGAACACCTCTTGGTGGTTTTTATAATCATAGTGATAATCCTAACATTGTTAAAAATCAAATAGACAGTAGGTTCTTCATCTCAGCAATAAAAGATATATTGCCTGGTGAGGAACTTACTTGTCGTTATACCTTATACTCGATATAGCGCAGTCTGGTAGCGCATCTGCTTTGGGAGCAGAGGGTCGTAGGTTCGAATCCTACTATCGAGACCAAATTAGCTATTTACAAATGGCAAGTTATGTGTTATAATACATATATATTATTTAATTATGGAGAACGTGAATGACTGAATTCCTATGGGTGGAAAAGTATCGCCCTGCCACTATCGACCAAGCTGTACTACCTGCTGGTCTTAAAAAAACTTTTACCGATATTGCTGCTAGTGGTGAGATTCCTAACATGATGTTTGCCGGTAGTGCAGGTGTTGGTAAAACTACTATTGCCCGTGCACTGTGCAATATGTTGGATCTTGATCATCTTGTGATTAACGGATCCGAGAATGGTAACATTGACACACTCCGTGGTAAGATTAAACAATTTGCTTCTACTGTATCTCTGCAGGGTGGCATTAAAGTTGTTATCTTAGACGAAGCAGATTATCTAAATCCTCAATCGACACAACCAGCACTTCGTGGTTTCATTGAAGAGTTCTCAAACAACTGCCGGTTTATTCTTACCTGCAACTTTAAGAACCGTATCATTGAGCCATTGCACTCTCGTTGTTCTGTTTATGAATTTGGTATTCCTAACTCTGAGAAGCCTGCAATTGCCGGTGGTATCTTTAAACGTGTTACTGATATCCTAAATAA